GCTCAAACGGAATTGCAGCTCGGGAATTTCAGTCCCGGCCGGAGAGCATGGCAATTCGAGGACCCAAGGGCCTTCGAGGCGCCCTGGCATCTCCTGGGGCGCCAGGGTCTCTTCGAGGTCCCTGACGCCCAGATCGCCGGACATGCGCTGCGGGCCATGTAGGGGCGAGGCATGCCGTGCCCTTGTAGGGGCGACCGGCGGTCGCCCGTAGGGGGCGCAGGCAAGATGCGGGGAAGAAGCTTCTTGCAAGAAGCTCCCTCCCCGCACCCCTCCCGCAAAAACTCCCATATGATGGGTCCTGGCGGCCCTGGGAAAGCATCCTCGGACCATTTTCCCGATGTCGGGAAAATGGTCCGAGGACCGCTCGCGCAAATGCAACGAAGAGGTTCCCTCCCCCCGAGGGAGAGGGCCAAGGTGAGGGTGACATAATGGCAGAGCGGACTTACGCAATAATCAAACCGTGCGGCTGTTTTGCAGCGGTTGCGCTCGTAGATCCAGCATGCCCGGCCAAGGGCCTTATAAGAGAGGTTCAGCAATGGATCGCTGCTGGCGAGAACGTGCATCAGGTGACTATCGAGGCCGTCAGAACCGGCCGATGGGGATGCGAGGAATGCCGGCCAAACGGGAAGCAGGGGGAATTGGCTTTATGAAGCATTGGGAAGCCAAAGACAAATCCCGCTGGTGCTCCTGCTCATTCCGGACGGAGAAGGCGGAGCATTGGCGGCGGTTCATATTCCCGGCCGCGGCGTTTACTCCGTGGCATAAGAGCATCCTGGCCTCAGTCCCGGACCTCGGTTATGAGGTCCATGTGATAGTGCTGGAATTCCTGTTCTGGTATTGGCGGCTGCGAATCGCATACGGTAAGCGGCGATACTTATAGGGGCGCATGGTACGCAGCCTCCCGGTTTGTTGGATTTTTGCCGGAAAATATTCATTGCATTATTCACGCAAATTATGCATGGGGCCATTTTGAAAGGCTGGGCTTGTTGGATGTGTGATTGGAGAGGGCCAAAACCCGTTGTGCTTTATCACTCGGGCGAATTCGGCGCCGACCGCGAGTATTGCCCGAGATGCTACGGTCCTGTGCGGAATCAATCGCTCAAGGAAATCCGGCGGATGCTCTCTCAGCGCTCTGCGGCCGATTTGCATTTTCGAGGGTAAATTATGACTCAAATTATGACAGGCAGGACCTCGGTTGTGACGTTTGAGCGAAAGCAGGTCCGCACGAGGCAGCGGCCGACGTTATCGCTCTGTCTGGCCAGGCAATGGCGGCTGTTAAGGATTCTCGCGGCCTGTCGCATGGGAAAAAGCACACTGGAATTAGCCGCCGAATTGGAAGTGTCGCTGGCGACCATTACACGGGACCTGCGAACAGTCGCGGATGCCGGCTTCCCAATATATCGGGGCGAGGATCTCAATGGCATTCTCCGCTGGCGATTATTGAACCGGGATTTGTTGACGGAGCAGTGAATGGATATGGTAGAATGGAGCATGCCGGTGAGGCGCTGAGAAAGCATCTGGAGGGGGCCTTTTTGCAAAAAGGCCCCCTCCAGACCTCCTCCCAAAAACTCCTACATATTGCCCTCTCCCTCTGGGAGAGGGTTGGGTGAGGGTTGAATGAACGAATCGGAGCATGATACGTCCAAATTTGTGGAAACTGCGAATAAACAGGAGGCGGAGTCATGAAATCAGCTCTCGTATTTGCGGCCATGATGTTGCTTGCTCTTCCCGCCTTCTCCGCGGATTACACGGTCCGCGATCGGTCGGGCCGCACAGTGGAGACGTGGCAACGTCGCGGGGCCGCGGCGGATGTGCGGGACCGCTCGGGCCGTCTGACAGAAACATGGACCCGAACGGGCAACCGGATCTATGTCCGGGACCGTTTCGGCCGAATAATCGGCACGGTGGGGAAGTAGGATCGGGATTCACCGCAGAGAACGCAGAGGGAACAGCCGAGGGGATATCGTTTTAGGTTAGGAATGAGGAGAGATAAGGATGACATCCGAATCGCTCTACCGCTATGCCTGGCATAACAATGAGAAGCGAGCCACGCTTTTCAATCGAACATGCCGCGTCCTGAGACGTTGGCGCAATTCCCGCCTGGTCGAATTTCTCGATAATGGACAGCGGGAGGTGGTGTCGGGGAATGCGCTCAGAAAGGACGGCATTATAGATCTCGGCGTTATTGAACCATCCGGCGCCCGAATTGTGGTCGTGCGCAATCAGCGTGACTTTGAGCGGATATTCGGAGCGCCTAAAACAAATCCGCATGGCGAATTGATAGTCACAACCTGGAAGGCCTGCCATCAGTCCGGGGTAGATGATGTAGTCATGGATGAAATCTGATCGGTTGGAATCTGCGGGGATCCGCGTAATCTGCGGTCTCGCCGGTAATCGTCGCTGATAAATTTTCGTCTGGTTCAGGAAGCCGCTTGAAAAGGGTATTTTTTTCAAGCGGTTTATTTGTTCTGCCCTCTCAGGTGAGGTATCAGCGGGGGGAATGCAATTGATTCCCCTCGGCAGGCTGGAAGGCCTGCCCCACACCTCGGGAGGGCTCCAATGGCGCAAACTACCGGCGAGACGCCGGCGCTACGTATCCGCAGCTCACGCCGCAGCATTGCGATTTTCCTGTCCGTGGTAGTCAGCCTAACAGCATTCGGCCTATCAGCGCCCTGCAGGGCAGCCGGCGAATCTTCCTCGAATGCGCCCATGCAAAGCGGCATTGACAAGGCCGCGCGGGACCTGTTCCCGAATCCGACTCTAACCTCCCCGGCCAAGAACAATTATCGACAGGACCCCCTCACCCCGCCCCTCTCTGTGGGATGGCCTTTCCAGGCCGTCGGCAGGCTGGAAAGCCTGCCCCACAGGGGAGAGGGACACGCTTTGTGGTCAGCGAAAGGCCTCGAATGGCCTGCATTCCCGAAGGCCCCTGCAATGAATTACCGGCGGGACACCGGCGCTACGAACGATGCGCTCTCACCCCGTCCCTCTCCCATGGGGCGAGGGGGCCAAGAGGATGATGAAGAGGCCACGGGACCGGACAATGACGACAACTACCCGAGCGTGCTGTTGACTCCGGTCGAATATGAACAGTTGGAGCAGATACTAAGGATCGGCGGCGCTACGCCGCTGGTGGTGGCCGCGGTCAAAGGCGCGGGCGTGGGCGTAACGGTCCTTATCGCGATGTGCGCATTTATTCTCGGCCTGGTCATCATGCGCAGGATTTTCAATTTCTGGTGGGACAAGGACCTTTATGACAACACCTGGGCGTCGACCTGCATTGTTTGTATGAAATTGCTCGTCCTGGGCTGGATAATCACAGCCGCGGTGAGGGGATAGAATATGGGGAACGGTTCACCGCGGAGAACACAGGTTCTCGTAGGGGTGACCGGCGGTCGCCCTGGGCGCATGCCATGCGCCCCTACAGCACCCTCTGCGATCTCTGTGGTGAAGGCTGTTCTTCTTCTCTGCATCTTCTGCGCAATCTGCGGATCATCCTCCCATGCCTACACCGGCCGGCGCGCGGTGCTCTATACCAACGTCCAGGTGATGCTTGCCGAGAATCCGCCATATGTCTGGGGCAAAGCGGATTGCTCCATGCAGATGTGGAAGCTGCTCAAGGATTTGTGGCCCGAACTCACCCTGACAAAATGGTTCCATCGCACGACCGCGGAGGCAATGGCCGGATGGCCGTGGCCGCCGCTTATGAGGCTGGATGAGGCCATGTTCGGAGATCTGCTGTTCGCAAATTCCGAGGATTATCCGGATGCGGGTGTAGGGGCGACGCATGCGTCGCCCACGGGAAGGGCGAGGCGTGCCTCGCCCCTACAAATGCGGCCAGCCAAGGCGGATTTCTTCATCAACCATGTGCTGATGCAATACGTCCAAAAGGGCCGCGCGGTCCATGCGGGCAAAACCAAGGGCTTCTCGGAAACGAATCTCAGGCCGTATTGGCAGCCGCGTATCGTGCTAGCCATACGGCCTCCATACTAGAGGCAACCACAGATTTCGCGGATGACGCAGATTCTCGGAACAATGTAGGGGCGAACGGCATGCGCCCTTCTTCTGGGCGACCGCCGGTCGCCCCTATAGCCATCTGCGCAATCTGCGGATGAGATGGAGGATTGATATGATCTGGTTAGTCCCATTAGTCACGAAAATCCTGTGGTGGTTGCTGCCCAAGGCCCTGGCGGGCGCGGCCGACTACTTTGAAAAAGCGCTCTACTTCGTGGAGCAGGCGGATAAGGAGATCGAAGGTCCTGCGGCGCGGCGTGCGTGGGCCCTGGAAAGGCTCGGCGGGTTCGGATTCATCCCCGAGACCATCCTCCGGGGATTCCTCGAATTCGTGGTGATCCTGCACGGGATCGGCGTAACTGCGAAACAATTGGACGCGGCCGAGGCGCTCGTGGGCGAATTGGCCAAGTTGGAGACGCTCACTTCCGCTGAAAAACGCGGCCAGGCCCTGGAGCGGCTCCAAGAAGTATTCCCGAGTACGCCCGAACGCATCGCACGGTTCCTGGTGCAGATCGCGTGGATGAAAATCTCCGGCGGGAAATCATGATCAGCTTTCGAGGAATTGTCATCGCACTGATCGCAAGTTCAACCGCCGCCTGGGGCAATGTGATGCCCAACCCGGATGTGAGCACGCCTTTAGCGGTGTCATGGTGGCTGGAGGTCATGGTATTGCTGCTCTTGAGTGTCTGGCCCGGATTCGTGCTGGTAATCGTGAACCGGGCATTCAACAAGAAGGCCGAAGCCGACAAGGCTCAGAATGATCGCCTTCTGGCCCTGGAAAAGAAATTGAACGCCTCCGAGCTGAAGGGCTCCGAACGCGATCGCGAGCACGATCAGAAGATTCACATTCTGGAGGTGGCAATCCTGAAGTGCCAGGCGAATGAGAATACCCGCCAGGGCTGCTTCGTCCAGAAGGAAGAACATCACGGAGATATTCTCAGGCTGGAAACGCAAATAGGGGAGAAATACGACAAACTCATTTCCTCTGTTACGGCAGTTCACAGCCGTGTCGATGACACCTACAAACAGGTGACGGCTGCATTGACAGCGTTGATGGTCAAACAGGAGCAATAATGACCGGAGTGGACGCCAAGCTGCGGCGGAGAGGCGAAATTCTCAGAAAGGTCCGGGTCTATGGCGGCCAGGGGCTCTCCCTTGAGGGATTGCAGCGCATATTCCAACGAGCCGGCCGCTTGGGGAGTTTCGAGCAATTGGAGGAGGACGTCCGTTACCTTGCGGAGAAAGAATATCTCCGCAAGGAGCTGCTGAAGGATCGTGAGTCCCTCGTGGAACGCTGGCTGGTATGGATAACTCCGCAGGGGATTGATCTGCTCGATGGCGTGATTGGTCCCGATCCGGGGGTCGAGATTGTCTGCTAGGTCCTCACAGCCAAAAGAATCTAACCGCAGATTATGCGGACTACGCAGAAAGGAACCTGTGAAATCTGCGAAATCTGTGGAGAAGGTCCCATCTTTGAAATCTGCGGATCATCCTATCCGGCGGCCGAACAGGCGGCATTCGGCCATCAACAAATTGCCCGAAGAAATTCGGCTCCAGATTCGGGAATGGCTCATGCCTGGGCCGAATTCCCTCACGTATGAGCAGATCTCGGAAGAACTGGCAAAGCTCGGCCATAAGATCAGCCGCAATCAAATTTTTAAACACCGGGTGGAGCTCGGCGACGACATCCATCGCATTGATGATGCTCTGATGCGGGCCAGGACCATTCTGGCGCTGATTCCCGCGGATACTACGATTGAAGAAGGCCGCCAGCAATTGATGGAAGCGACCCTGATGGAAACGCTCTATAACGCGGCCCCAATGCAGGCGCAAGGCATCGAGGATTTCTGCCGACTCATTCTCGCGCATCAGCGCCTCGGCCGCTCCACGCAAACCCGCGAACAATGGGAGCAGAAAAAGGGCCAGCAGGTGCGGGATGCCGTAAAGGATTTGAAAGACGAAGTCCGGAAGGACCTTGAAGGGGACCCGGAATTGATCACGAAGCTCTATAACAAGATCGCCGCTGCTGAAGAGCGGATGCTGGAAAAGGTGTAATGAGCGTAGTTGCTGAAATATTGCCGAAAACCGCAGCCATGAGGGCCACGCGGGGACGGCGCCTGAATCCCGGTGAATATGTGCGGACCGCGGGCATTGTCGTGGGCGGCGGGCCGTATTCATATGAGGGGTTCGAGTTTCAGCAGCAGATCATGGAGGATGACCATCCGGTCCAGGTGCTTCAGAAGGCAGCTCAGATCGGCGCTTCGGAAATCATGGCTATCCGCGCAATTTACGTGGCGGACCATTTGGGACTGACCTCCCTCTATTACCTGGACAATGATAAAAAAGCGCGCACGTTTAGCAAGAAGCGCATCCAGCGGCTGATCAATCGCAGCCCTGAAATCAAGGCCCATATCGGCGAGACCTATTCCTGGGAGCACATGGATTTAGGCGACGGCTCCATTCAGGTTATGGGCATGTTTTCGGAGGCCAATGTCATCACCGCGCCGGGCGACTATGTAATCCGTGATGAAGTCGATCGGTCCAAGCAGGACCATTCCGAGTTCGTCAAAGATCGCATTATGGCGAGCACGCTGCAATGGGATCATGCGCTGTCACAGCCGAGCTTTCCGGGGTACGGCATTAACAAAATGTTCGTGCCCAGCGACCAGCATTACTGGCACCTGATCTGCCCGGCGTGCGGCCATGAGAATTGCCTGGAAAAGGAATTTCCAGCGAACTTCATGGAAATTCCGCAGAATCGCCTCAAATCCTATCCTGACGGCGCAACCCATTACCGCGGCTGCCTCAACTGCGGCGCCGAGCTCGATATGAAGAAGGGCCGATGGGAGGCCCACCGGCCCGGCCGCGACGTGCGGGGCTATCATATTTCGCAGCTCTATACTCAGATTGAGCCGCCGAAAAAGAAGGCCCCCAATTATGCCACATTCATAATGCGCCAGTATCAGGCGGCTCTGAAACGCCGGCTGGAATTGAAGCGCTTCACGATCAGCATCATAGGCGACCCTTATGGCGGCGACGATGCCAAGATCACGGATGATGTGCTGCGCAGGTGCGAGATCGAACACGGGTTCATTTGCCAGAGCGGCTATGGGCATTTCATGGGCGTGGATGTTGGCGACCTGCTGCACATTGCCATCAATCGCCGCGTTGGGAGCGATCTGGATTGGGTCTGGTTTGAAATAACCGACAAATGGGGCCGGTTGCCTGAATTAATGCGGAAATACGGCATTGCGGGTTGCGTGATCGACGCCATGCCCTATAAACGGTCGGCCAAAGAATTTGCCGTGAATTTTCGAGATAGGGTTTGGATTCAATATTTTTCGCCGGTCAAGGAGCTGACCGTAGGCTCCGAATTATTCGAGAACAAGGTCCCCATTCAGAACGTGAAGGTGGACCGGACAGAAAGCCTTGATGCCACCGTGGATATGCTCGTCAATGTCGAAATGTATTTGCCTGCAATGGAGCGATTGAGCCCCGCTGAGAAAGCAATCCGCGAGGATGTGGATGCCCACCTGAAGATGCTCATAACCGAGACCACTGAAGACCCTAGCGGAAATATGCGGCGGACCTATCTGGATCATGTGGACAACCATTTTGGCATGGCTATGAATAGCGGTCGCATTGCAGCCCTGGAACTGGGAATTAGAGGCCCGTCAACCACTGTGCTCCCCAAATATGTGGGATGGGGGGAAATGTGATGAACCGGTGGCGGCGGGCAAGAAATTGGTTGGCAAATGCGGTAAGCGGCCGCAAGGCCGTGCCCGGAATTGGCAGCCGCGTGAGCGTCGATGAAGGCAGTCCCTATGCCATGATGCTCGATACATTTGCCAGCAGCCTGAGCGGGCTCGCGGCCAAGTTTCCATTCCAGTTCTATGATGTCATGGACTGGATGTTCATGAAGGAGCCTTATCTCGGGCGCCTGCTGCATCAGGTCCAGGCGCTCGGCAACACCGGCCATAAATTGGAAATTGCCGCCAGTAACGAAGCGCAAGCGCAAGGCGCGCTCACGGCCACAAACGATCTTGCGGCCAGGTGCTATCCGTTCGGAGGCGGAGCTGACGGCCTGGTCAATGGCATGCTCTCGCAAATAGTCCGTTCAGGCGCAACGTGCTGCGAATGGCCCGCGACAGCGGACCTGGCTCGGGTGGAAAGGGCATATCTGATCCCGATAAAGACCTGCCGCTTCCGTCGCCGGCCGGACCTGGCTCTGGAAGTATGCCAGGTGCAACTCGGCCGCCTGGTCCCGCTCAATCCGGTCCAGACCACGTTTACCGCGCCGACCATGTGGGATGACAACCCCAATCCCATCCCGCCAGCCATCACAGCAATGAAGGCCCTGGCCAAGCTGGCCAAATTCGATGAATCCATTGATGGCTGGCTGAACAAATTGTCCGGCCTCGGGCTCCTGATGGCCTATTTGCAACAGCCGCAACAGGATTTTGCGAGAAATGAATCGGATGCGGACTATGACGCCCGGACGGGCAAATACCTCGATGATTTCGTGCAGGGCGCCAAGACCAATCTGAAGGGCGGGCTGGCAGCCGCCTTCGATAATGTGAAATTCGAGCATCATAATACATCGCAGGGAGCAGCCGGCGCAAAAGACATTCTGCAAATGGTGCTCCAGGCATTGTTTGCGGGGCTCGGCGTCGATCCGGTTTTCATGGGATGGAATTTCAATTCGACCGAAACGTTCGCCAAAGTGGTTTTCGAGGAGATGCTCGGCAAGATCTACACCTATCAACTCGCGGCCAAGCGCAGCATGGAGCATGGTTATAGGCTGAACCTGGCCTTGTCGGGGCTGGCCGATGTGGGCATATCGCTGCGTTTCAATCCGAACCGATCCCTGGATGCCTTCCTTGGCGCAGAATCCTGGCAGATGGAAGCGCAAGCCGCCGCGACTTTGCTGCAGGCGGACCTCGCCGACAGGGATGAATTGCGGCGCAAACTCGGGTTTGACAATGCCCCGGCGCAGTCCGGAGATTTTGTCGCCTCATTCAACCGGGTCGAGAATTGTTACCGGATGCTGCCGTTCAAGCCGGCCGCATGGCCCGGCAATGGCCTGCGTCCCCTCACCCCGCCCTCTCCCGCGAGGGGAGAGAGGAACGTAGGGGCGCACGGTGCACGCCCAGTGCAGAAAATACCGGCGGGACGCCGGCGCTACGAAGAAAGGCAAATTGAATATGTGGGGACGCGGGCCGAGAATTCGGCCCGTGATGCTCGCAAGGCTGCACGGGATTACGTTTACCAGGTCCGGGGGCAGCTCTCGGATGCGGGCCAGGCCGGCGTGGATGCGGTCTATGAATGGGCGCGGCTGCATCATATCGAAGATGAAGACGGGTTCGTTCAGGAAGCCCTGCGGCGATTTACCGAGAAGGCGGAGGGATCGCTGGACGCGGCCACGCTCGAACAGATCGCCAAAAAACATAACCGGACGATCTTTCAGTGGGCCAAATATGAGGATGATTCACTGTTCGGCGGCGGGTGGGAACGCCGCGCCGCGACCATATTCGATGCTGCGGATGAGACCGCAACCAATTATTTGAGCCGCGTGGATAGGCTCTATGTGAGCAAGTATATCTCGAATGATGAGCTGACATCCCGCCGCATTCAGAATTTCATGCGGGAACAATACCAGGAGAAAAATTTCGGCCGCGGGACAACAGCCAAGGAGCTGGCGCAGTTCAAGGACCAGTTTGGCGATCTTTCCGAGCAGATAACCGACCATCGCGCGCGGGTCATCATCGATACCGGCGTCTCGCGGTGCCAGAACTGGGGCGAGGTGCTGGGCCTGCACGATGAGGCGTTCAAGGTCTTCAGGATCGCGGGGCCGTGGGATAGCCGAACCTGTGACTGGTGCTATGCGATCCAGGGCAAGGAATTCAAGGTAGCTCTGGAAGTGGATCGCATCAACAAAATCATCGAATCGGGGGATGAGGACATTTCCAAATTCACCGATTTCGTCACATCGCGCTATGGCGGGTCAGCAGGTCTGGAGAGGCTCCAAGGTTCGGATGCGGCGGACATACAGGCGTCCGGGATGGTGTCGGCTCCTATACATCCGCAATGCAGGCATCGCACCATAGCCGTGCTGGAAGGGGCATCGAGTAACAGCCGCCGATGGGAGACGAGTCTAGTCGTCCTGGCCGGCGAGTGGAGAATGGCCGCATGAGAAGAACAACCGCAGATTACACAGGTCGCCCTGGGCGCACGCCATGCGCCCCTACGTAATCGGCGCAATCTGCGGATACGGATTGTAGGGGCGACCGGTGGTCGCCCTGGAGGCAACATGAAGAAGGACCAGATCAAAGAACCGCCGTTCACGGTGGTTAACGGCCGGAAACGCTACCGGATGTCAAATGCGGGCATTCGATGCATAGCCGACTGTCACCCGTCACATGATATCGGGGCCGTGTTCCGCGAACCGGTCGAGGGCAACGATCACCGGCAGGACCCCGGATCAAGGTCCGGGGCAGGCGCCGGCGCTACGGTAAACAGCCAGGCCAATGGCCTGCCGGATGATGCGCCGCCCGCGGAAGGGCCTGGCGAGGCGCCGGAAGGCGGGTCCGGCGGCAATGCTGACGAACTCCGTATGCTCGTGCGCGTGCTGAGCGCCGCTCCGACCTGGTCTTGCATGGGATGGCTCGGGCCGCAGTTGGTCGATAACGGATACAACGACGCCTATGCCCTGCGCAAAATGCCGGGCTTTATAACGCAGCGGCAGACATCGCGGCCCGTGGGGTTCGTGTGGGACCATTCGTTTTCGATTAAGGACAAGGCGGGCCGGCTGGAAAATGGAGCATGGGAGGAACCGACAGGCATAGAAGCCGGCTGTAATGCGGTGGCTGTGATCCGGAGGGCCTATGATCCCAAGGCATGCCTTGGTCTTGAGGGCGGCGAAATTAATGCCATGTCCGTGGCATGGGACCCTGATTTTGAAATGAGCCATCCGGATATGGATTTCGGAACGTTCGTTGAAATGCAGGGCCGCGAAGTGGACGGCGAGATTGTTTGCTGGCGGCCCGTGGACCTCGCTGCCGAAGGCGTGTTGCATCTGGGGATGGTCTGGGCCGGAGCGGATGCGAATGCCGGGCCGCGGGATGCGCAAAACAAAATAACAAATGCGGCGGGGGCCGCACAGGATTTCAATCACGGGGAGACAGGAGGAGGCACGATCATGGAGAAGCTGATAGCGCTCTGCGCAGCGGTCCTCGGCGTCCTGGGGATCGAATACGTTTTCGATGAGAAAGGCACGGTGACAGACGGGCTCGTGGAGCGGACCCTGGAAAAGCTCAACGGGCTCACCGGCATCAGAGACGCTTACAATGCTCTGGCGGCCAAATTGCAGGCTATGGAAAAGGCCCTGAGAACGGAGGGGGAATCGGCCGTTGCTTTGGCCCAGATTGTGGAGCGCATTCCGGCGCGTCTGGAGCTGGCCACGGCCGGCGAACAGTATATCGAGGACCTCAAGCAGGCTGCTCTGAAGGCGTTTGATTCCGCGAAGGTCGATCCGAGCCGGCCCGATCTGTCCGATGAGGCCAAGCAGATCAGGGCGGTGATCGGCAATTGCACGGACATAGGCCAGCTCAAGGCGTATTGCGCGGAATATGGGGCACAGGCCGACGCTCGTTTCGGCCGGCCTCAAAGCCGGCGCACCTCGCTGGCTGAAGATCCGGCCACCGGATCGGAAACGCCATTGAACCCCGAGCAAAAGCGGGCCGCGGCGTCTGTGGCCGCATGGCAAAAGGGCGGCAAATAAAATCAGGAAATGAACCGCAGATTACGCAGATGACACAGATTCTCGGACCAGGAATTCAGGATTCAATCTGCGTAAATCTGCGCAATCTGCGGAGAAAATGACAGGAGGCAATAAATGAGCACAGCCGCTGATCGACATGCAAAAGGGCTGAATATAGATTTCGACTATGATACCGAGCCGGCCATCGGCGATCGGCTCGAAATAACAACCGGCCGCAAGGCCCAGGCACTGAGCGCCATCGGCGGGCCACGCGAGCTCGGCGAATGCATCGACGTGCGCAATGCGCTCAAGGAGTGCACCATCCGCATCCTGGGGCTTCACAATTTGCAAACCCGGATCGCGGGGGAGATTGTTGTAGCGGGCCAGGGCGTATTCGGGCCGTCGGACAAGGTCTATCAATATATTCCCGGCAGCGCTGCGGTCATCACCGCGGCCAATGCGGGGCCGTATGCCATCACGCTTGACGTGAACGACATGCTCACGGTGCGTGTGGGCAACGGACCGATCCAGACGTTCGCGCTCACGGCCGGCGCTGCCCGCACCGCGGCGCAGATTGCAGCGGAGCTTAACGCTGCTGCGGTAGGGTTCGTGGCATCGGCATCGAGCGATGGAAAGCTCGTGCTGACCTGCCTTACCATCGGGACCGCTTTGGAGATCGTCCAGGATACGGTTGAGATCGTCAGTTCAACCGCGGGGCCATATAACATCGTGGAGACATCGGGCGACGGCCTGGTTGTGAAGGTTGGTTCCGGCGGCAATCAGACGTTCGTATTGACCGCGGGAGCGACACAATCCGCCGCAGCCGTGGCCGCGGACATCAATGCGGCTGCGACGGATTTCTATGCAGTCCGGACCGCGGACCAGAAACTGCGCCTCTATGCCGCGGACCCGCGGACAGCTCTGGAAATCGTGGCCTCGGGCAGCACAGCCGCTACCGCGCTCGGATTGACCGCGGAAGCCGTGACCACAGAGGATTGTTATACCACAATCGGGTTAACGCCGGGCGTCACTGATGGCGGATTCCCGAGCCATGATCCGTCTGCCAAACGGTGCATGATTATCGTCGGCGGCGCCAAGGACGCGGCAATAGAGACTATAGAATCGTAATTCCCGCCCCTGGGGTGAGGGGCAATGTGGGGCAGGCTTTCTAGCCTGCCATTAGCGACAGGCTGGAAAGCCTGTCCCACAAAGGAGAAATAGAAAATGCAGGGACTCAAAAGCACATTGCTGGAAAAGGTGGTCATGCCCTTTCGGCAGTTTCGGGGGAATGAAAAAAAGCCGGGAACGCCCACCACATTCGAGAACTTCCTGACAAACAGGCCGGATGGCGGCGACTCCATCGTGATCAATGGCGTGCATATGAAAAGAACTGAGGATCTCCTGGTTCATGCCGGCATAGATCCCATGTTGACAACAATGAACGAGATCCTGACCAGAGAGGATGATTTCAAGTGGCTCGTCGGCCCCTGGATCTCGGATATCGTCTGGCGCGGCTATGTAGGCGAACCCGCGAAGCCTGCGTTGTGGACCAAGCTCTGTTATGCCATCGGGGTCCCCGTTGTTCAGGAGACCCTGAAGAGGGTGAAGCTCTGGTTCTCGGGGCGTCCAGCGCCGACCGGCGAACTCGCGACCATTCCCACGGCCAAATTGTTCCATGGGGATGAATCGATCGCCTGGAAAAAAGTGGCCTGGGGTCTGGAGATGTCCAATGAATTTCTTCGGTTCAGCCCCGTCCCCATAATTGAACCGTACCTCGTTGAAGCGGGACGCATTCAGCAGGTCACCAAGGACCTGGCATGCGTGGCAGCGATAGTCAATGGCAGCCTTTCCACGGGGGCCGATTCCTGCCCGATCATAGGCGTCGCAGCCACCGAAACGGGCCTGGCTTATGTGGACTTCGTTGAACCGTGGGCGCTCGGGGACCAGATCGGCCAGAACTGGAACACGTTGCTGTATCCGCGGTCGATGGCCGTGACCGTCGGATCTATCAACGAGTTCAAACCATATCTCGACCTGGGCGTCGCGCTTGCGCCGCTGCGCCAGACCCCGGAACCGGTGCCGGATCGGTTCGTGTCCGCATCAGTCCCGGACCATCAGACGATCATGGTTGATACCCGCAATTGCGTGCGGGAGCGGGTCTCGATCCCGTTCCACGTCATGAACGATGACGATATCCGGACGTATTCGCAGATCATCACATTCGTGGAGAGCTCGGTATTCGAGAAAACGGGCGAAAAGAGCTGCCTCGGCATCGATGAGACGCAGGCTCGCGGAGAGGCCGGAGCTTCCTATGGAATACCGACCTGGTTCGAACTCGGTCAGCATAGGCCTTAATGCCATCACCCTCTCCCCTTGCGGAAGAGGGAGGGTGGGGGCGTAGCGCCGGCGTCCCGCCGGTAGGGGTACTGAAATGGAACGGAAATGGGTAAAGCTGGCGTCGGAGCACGGCCAGCATTATGACCGGGAACTGGGGTTCCACATTCGACCGGGAGAGATAAAGCAGCTTCCGGAAGTCGTGCCGGCCGGGAGCCTGACGGCTCAGCGGCTGGACACTCGCAGCCTGATCTACGCCGATCCGCCCGCGGATGCGTCCCTCACCCCGTCCCTCTCCCGCGAGGGGAGAGGGAGCGAGAAGGACCCGGACGTAAGTCCGGCAGCGCCAGCGGAGTCTGCGGACCCGGGCGCCGTGGCGCATGAGGCAGAGATGCAAGAAGACCGGCAAGACGCCGGCGCTGCGGCATCTCTGCCCACCACGCCCGAAGCATTGGCCGCGGCCCGAGACATTGTGATCGAGCGCCGGGTCGAGACGCTCAAACAGGAGAATACCGTGGCGCAGCTCCGCGCCAGGGCCAAGAGGCTGGGCCTCAATGTCAAGAGCCGCACCAGCGAGCACAATATCGCGGTGCAGATCGCTGTCGCGGAATGGCAGCGGGAACATGAAAAGAGGAAGAAATAACCGCAGATTACGCCGATTATGTAGGGGCGACCGGTGGTCGCCCTGGGGCGCACGCCATGCGCCCCTACAGCAAATCTGTGAAATCTGCGGATCGGGATTGTATTCGTAGCGCTGGCATCTTGCCGGTAGAGGATTTCGATGGCTGTTGATGCAGTGCAACTCGTGAAAGACCAGCTCGACGCGGTGCTGGCGCTCGATCCCACGCTGACGGATGCGATCATCACCCGGCAGGTGGAAGCTCAGATGGAGCTCCAGCAATACGGAGCAGCCACGATCACCGAACAGCAGAAGGTCTATATCTCGGTTCTCGCGACGCAGGCGCTCATTCCCCGCCTCCTGTTGACCTTCAGCCAGGCCAAACGGCTCAAACGAGCGAAGGGCGGAGCATCCGAAGCGGAATATGAGGCTGCGATCGAGTTTCTGAAAGCGCTGCAGGAGCAGCTCAAGAACCAGGTGAAGCTGGCCGCAAAAGAGGCCGCGCCGGAAGATCTGGACCGGCCGTTGCCGCCTGGATATCCGAAGCCGCGCATCGTGCGGATAGATTGACATTGATGTGGGGCAGGCTTTCCAGCCTTCCGCAAACGCCAGGCTAGAAAGCCTGGCCCACAATAGGCAGTGAAATGGACCCGACCGAAAAACAGGAAATCTCAGAGGCGCTGGATGAGGTCCATGACCTTCTGGCCGGCGATGCAGTGACGCTGGTGAAGGCCACCGGCGCGGAGCACGATCTGGTCGGGATGATGGAGGACATCGACCCCGCGACCGATCAGGGCCTGCTGGTGGACCATGCAGGCATCCGGGACCAGCGCATTCGGCGGCTGACTCTGTTGAAACGGGACCTGGATGCAGCCGGGACTGCGGTGGAGGCTTCGGATCATTTCCTGATCGGGAATGAACGGTGGGACCTGGTGGTTGATGAGGTCATCAAGGACCACACCGTGCCCATAGCGGGCATCCATAACCAGGTGGAGGTCATTCTGAGACGCGCGGTCGAGCTGAACAAGTCGGCCCCGGCCACGGAATTCACCTACGGCGATTAGAGCGCCGCGGCCGGTCGCCCGCCCTCTCTTACGCCGTGGACCTAGGAAACGTGTAGGAAACGAGATGCAACGCACTTTCGTTGAAATGTGGAGAGGACCTGGACGGAGAAGATCAACCACAGATTTCGCAGATGGCCGCAGATTTTTCCGGAATGATGTAGGGGCGCATGGCATGCGCCCAGGGCGACCGCCGGTCGCCCCTACAATCTGCGGTTAAGGATTTCCGATGGGCGCTGAGAAATACGGCGACTGGGCGAAGCTAGAACGGATGTTTGCCGGCATTGGCGAACGGTTCAAGGCCAATGTCCGTGAAGCCACGGATCAGATCGGGCATTTGATCGAGACCACGGCCGTGAAACATATCGAGAGCCAGGATTTGGGGTGGCCGCCACTCAGCGAGAAATACCGGATCAGAAAGATGCTCAAAACCGCGGGGAAACTCAGGCGCATGTCCAGGGCCAAACTAAGCGGGAGGCTGGCCGAAAGGGGCCTCGGGTTTGGCGCTACAGAGAGCAAGGGCGATTTGGCGCTTAGGCTGGCTGCCGGAGGCAATCAGCTCCTGATCGACACCGGAAAGCTGATATCGGGCATCCGATATCGGACAAAACAATGGGACCGCGGGGCCGTCACCGTGATCCGCAAAGCCGGCGAGACAAACATTGCAGCGGTGCATGAGTTCGGTTCGTCGAAACGGAAAATCCCTGCACGGCCGTTCATGGCGCCGACCGAGACAGAGACTGCGCCCCGGGTAGTGTCGATCTATCAGGAAGCGGTGGAGAAGACATTCAAATGAATGTGGGCCAGGCTTTCCAGCCTGGCAGGTGAAGGCAGGCTAGAAAGCCTGCCCCACACAGAGGAATCATGATCAAACTGGTTGATGCATATATTCTGGACCGGCTCGGCCGAATCAAATGTAGCGCCGGCGTCCCGCCGGTAGTTCAGCCGATGCCCATTCACGGCCTTGGCCCGGATCGTGAGAAAGGCGAGATGATTCCGCCGTGCATCAGTCTGTCTCGATACATGAAAGCTCGAATCGATTTGGATGCCTGCCGGAACCATCTCGAGTATTTCACGCCGTCTGACGAGCAGGTCACGGTGACCATTCCCGAGACTGAATTCGGCGGCGGGGAGTTCATTGGCCCGGCGTCCTGGGAATGGAAATGGTGGCCGATCCCCCTGGAGCTCTTCTACCAGGTGGACTGCTACAGCGTGGCGGACGATCAGGACACCGCGCTGTTCCTGATGCTTCTCGAAGCATTTCCGGTGCCGTTTCGGTTGCAGATCGACGGCAACAAATTCGGAGCTCCGCTGATGATCAGCACAGGCAGCCCGGAGGACCTGGATGAGCTTGAAAAGCCGTTCTACCGGACTGCGGTCCGGTATCGAGTCTCGAACGTGTGGGTTGAACGCCAGGCTGCATTCCAGGCGCTCGGCATAAGAGAGTTCGATTTGCAGATAGGAGTGTAAGCGGGGGAGCCCTTTCTGTAGAAAGGTCTTCCCCCGCGGCCCCCTCCCAAAGACTTTTGTGTATTTGCCGGTGATTCGGCCCTGGGGCGCTGAGCAAGCATGCGGAAGTCATTTTCAATTTGAAAATGACTTCCGCACCCCGGCAGCAATAACGATCAAAACCCCCTCGCCCTCTGGGAGAGGGTTGGGGTGAGGGAAAATAAGGAGGGCCTCATGGCCACAAGAAATAAGGCCAAAGAAGAAGAAGAGTACCGGCAAGATGCCGGCGCTATGGAAGAGAAAAGCCCCCCCTCTCCCCTGGCGGGAGAGAGCCAGGGTGAGGGGGAAAAGCCGGCCGCAGATACCGGCAAGGCGCCGGCGCTACGAACCGACTATTGCATCCTGGTGAACAAATCCAAACAGCCGCTTGCGTGCCCGCTGCGCGATGGGACTCATATCAATCTGGGGCCGCGATGCGCAGGCCGGGACATTCATGTCAGCGGGCCGATTTTGAAAAAGCTGCTCACGAAACAGATTTTTGCCTGGGAAAAGCTCGGCTGGATTGAACGCCGGGAATATGCAGGAGGTGAATAATCATGAGCTTAGGCGACCCGAGAGTATTATTCCCGCTGTTCGATTTGAGCTATGAAGCAGAGCCGATCCCCAAGTCATATATCGGCGTCTACGGCCAGGCTTCACGAGGCCCGCTCTGGGACGGCAATGCGTTTACCGCGAAGGACATCGCGCGGTTCATCGAGATGTATGGCGATTCGGTGGATTGGACCCAGGATCCGATTCAGTGCATCGAGGCGTTGAAGGCGGGCGCAAATATCGTCTTCCATCGTATCGCGCATTGTTCGGACGTGAGCGATCGCTCGACCGTGGATGTTGTAGCGGCGTCGGCGCTCATCCCGGATCGGGGCGGCAATGTGCCGACTCATGCCCAAGTGGACAGCGCGGCCGGACCATTCACATTCAGCCCCGCAACGCCCGGACGGTTCACAGGGACCGAACTCGGCCCGTTCGCGATTACCGTGGACGTCAATGACAAGGTCAAATTGCGGGTGGGCGTCGAGGGCGCATGGGGCGCGGATCAAACCGTCACCCTGACGCCCGGCGCAGCCCGGACCGCAACGCAGATCTGCGACGATATAAACGCCGGAACGGAAGGGATCAATGCCACTGTTTCGGACAACAAGGTCCATTGCGAATCCACCGATGTCGCCAAGGACATCGAGATCATGGCCGTAACCCATGATGCTTATTCTGCTCTGGGCCTCGGCGAAGGGGTTTATACTCATGCGGTGGGCACGGATTCGCTGGTTGTGGCCGTAGACGCCGGCGAGGACCAGACATTCCCGCTGACCCCGGCGAACAGCGAGACTGGTAATTTCGTGCTGACAGCCGCGCAGGTGGCGGCTCAACTGGCGGACCTGTCCGGTGCGACCGCGAATGGTCTCCAGGGCTTTTTGAGCATCATATCGAGCACGTCCGGGACCGGGTCCAAGGTCCAGGTCCAGGCGTCCTCGACCGCGGACACGCCGATGGGCCTGGATAATGATCTGCATTCCGGGGCTGTGCCGCCGGTGAAATATCCCTGGAAGCTGGAGCTGCATCCGGGCGCATACGGCAACGGCGCCAAATTGTATGTCTATGACTCGCCGCTGAATCCCGGCGAGACCATGAATGTGCGGATCGTGGTCCCCGGCGCGACTGAGGCGTATTATCCCGAGCTGAGTCCGGACCCGGCAAATAGCCGCTATTGGAAGGGCTATGTCAATTCGCATTTCAGGGGCGGCAGGATAGTGGACACCGACGATGACCCGAACCCCGCGCCGAATAATTGGCCGGCGTTGACCTCAACCGGCTATGTCTGTTCAGCCGGTTCGGATGGCACCCTGGTGCTCACCGATGCGGACTGGATCGGCGATCCCGCGGGCAAGACGGGCCTATATGTGACCGATCATTGGTCCATGCCATTTATAAATCTCATGCAGTTCGGGACAAGCTCCGCGACCGTGCGGGCGGCTGCCGAGACCTTTGTGGATGCTCGCAAGGGCCGATTCTGGTGGGGGCCGACCCCCGCGGGCCTGTCTGCCGCCGATACTGTGGCCTGGCGAATGGGCGACCCGGAAGCGGGTTATCAGCATGCCGCGTTCAACATGTGGAAAGCCGGGTTCATGCGAGGCCGTATAACGATCTTCGATCCGAAAAACAACGAGAATGTGGAAATCACGTGTCTGCCCGCATTGGCCGCGGCCATTTGCAAAACAGATAGCGCTCATGGCCGGCATTGGTCGCCATTCGGGGTGGAACGCGGGAAGGTCCCGAACGTGCTGGCCATAGACGACAATCCCGCGGAGGATGGCGCGGGAGCGGACCTGTTAGCCGAATACCAGATCAACAACGGCCGCATCCTGCACACCAGCTTGGAAACTCGCGGATGGGAAGGCGCTTACATCTGGGGCGGCTGGACATCGCAGCGGGCATTTTCGGCCCTGCGTGAATTCCCCGTGGTCCACAAGATCCTCGAGTATCAGTGGATGCTCTATCCGGTCGGGTTGCAGTTCATCAACCGGCCGAACCATCCCTATCAGTGGCGTGAAGTCTACAGGATTTTGAATCCTATCCTGCGGGAGGACCTGAACAGCGGCGCGATCTATGGATACGTGCTCGTCTGCGATGAGGACGCGTACTTCACGGCCGAGGGGACACTGAAGGGCGCGGTATTGAACACCGGCCCTGAGATCGACGCGGGGATTTATCGCTGCCGGCTATTGATTCAGCCGGTGCGTCAAATTTTCTATCCCACGATTGAGATGGGAGTAATGAGAACAGGCCAGCCCTTCCAGGACTATCGAGACCTCTATGCATTGCCTGGATGGCTGCGGCAAGCGGCATAAGAGGCATTAACCGCAGATTTGCGCAGATTACGCAGATTGTAGAGGCGACCGGCGGTCGCCCGTGATGGAGGCAATATGATAACGGACGCGAGACAGGTAGGCACGGCGCTGCTCGGCAAAGAATATCGGCTGGAATTCAATGGTTATTCGCCCGCGCTGGTGAACAAGTTCAAGCTCGGGAAGCGCAGCTTTGAAGAAGTCGAATTGAACGGGGGCGCCCAGACGCTGGCGGTCTACCAGGCAGGCGGCGAGAAGCTGGATACATGGTCTGCCGAGGTCATTCTTCCGGCTGAAAACAAGGAAGCCATTCTGTTCTGGCAGAATTGGCAGGACCAGGTGCGCACCCGGAACCCGAAGCTCTATTACCGGGATTTCACAGCCATAGCGATTGGCCCGGAGGACAACCCTGCATTCACCGTGGACGTGGAGGATGGCTATCCGCAGGAGGCCGAGTTCGAGGAATGGGACGCGGATGACGGCAAGAAGCGGATGACGATAAAAATCACAGGCCGCTGCAATAACTGGCGGATAAGAGCGTAGGGGAGCAACCGCCGATTCACGCAGACTGCTGTAGGGGCGGCCGGCGGTCGCCCTCCAGAGGGCGCATGCCATGCGCCCCTACACGGCCCGAAACACCGGCGCAATCTGTGAAATCTGCGGATAACGGCTTGTATTCCGCAGCGCCGGCATCTTGCCGGCAGGGAGAAGAATCATGGGAAGGCCGAAAAAGGGCACCAAATTGGATGAGCTTTCGCCGCTGCTGGAACATGCCGCGGTGGAGGTCCTGGACGACGGTCGGGTGGAAGCGCGGCTCTCCGATCATCCGGAGAGACCGGTGAAGGAAATGCTGGCCCGGACCACGCAGGCTGAGGCCGCGAAGTTCATATTCAACGATCTCGGGCCGCAGGCCCTGGAAGCGATCCGGGAAGAATAGGGCAGCCGCAGATTGAACAGAATCACCGGCAAGATGCCGGCGCTACGGTAGGGGCGCATGGCGTGCGCCCCAGGGCGACCGCCGGTCGCGCCGTACAGCAATCTGCGCAATCTGCGGATGCCTTCGCAGCGCCGGCGTCCCCGGATCGTGGTCCGGGGCAGGCCCGCCGGTAGCTTCCCCTCTCCCGCTGGGAGAGGGTTGGGGTGAGGGAATATGGAATATCAGTATTTGACCAAAACCGTCACGCTGCCGGTGTCCGGCCTGGAGGCGGTAATACGCGAGGCGGACAGCTTTGCCGAGGAATTGATAACTGAATCCAATAAGGGTTTGGCCGCGGCGTTGCCCGATTACTGGGCCTACTGCACGGCCAAGCTCGGCGACAAGGCCCCTGTTACGCGGGATGACGTCCTGGCGTTGCGGACCCCGGATTACAAATGCCTCGGGATTGAAATCTATCGTGTGACCTACGGGGACACCCTCATATTGGTGAATGATGACGATCCCCAGGAGTCCGGATATGCAGTGGATTTGAAGGAGCTCGATTTCCTCGCGATGACCGCGGGGCCGGACCCGACGTTCAAATTCACGTTGCCCCGGACAGGTCATCAGATTGTTTACGGGTACAAGACCGCGGCGCAGGACCTGGAAGAATTGGAGCTGCCCGGCTTCCAGCCGACGCGGATGTCGTTCCGCGCGATCCGGAGCGTGAATGGCTCGACAGATATCAAATTGGAGGCGGTCAAGCAATGGCCCGGATTCGATCACAAGGCGCTCCGGGCCGACATGCGCAAGAACCAGTGCGGCTATGATACGCGGGTTCGGTTCCGGAACAAACAGGGGAAAGCACAGGTGGTGGACCTTTTTGCGGACCCTTCTTTCTTGCTGCCGGGCCTCATGGTGTGAAGTTCGGCAATTTCGCAGCGGCCTTCGGCCGATTAAACTGGCGGCTACTGTATCAGATATATAGCCCCAGCCGGGCCGTATTCGACATATGCCAATGGCATCACCAGCAACGCAGCGAGGTGAAACGCTGGCCGGTGAGGGAACGCCGGGACGTTCATAAACGGCTCGGCGAGCTCCTCGAAAAAATGTTCGGAAGCAAATAAGAGATCCATCCGCAGATTACGCCGATTACGCAGATTCTTTTCCGCGAAAATCTGTGAAATCTGCGGATCGAAGGATTTGGTGGTGCAAACATGGGTTTAACGGAAATCGGAGTCAGATTTGGCTTTCAAGGTGGGGCTGAGGGCATCCAGCACATGCGGGGGCTGCACCGCGCCTACACCGGGTTGTCGTCGGTTGTGGATTCCAATACTCCGCGGATGATGCGCCATTTCGATATGATGGGCAATTCCGTTCATAACATGTCCCAGCGCATGACTACCGGGCTGCGCCTGGCGAAGTTGGCCATCACCGCGTTCGTTGCGGGCAAGGCCTTCGGCGGCATGGCCGAATGGGTAAAGGGCAATCCTGAAGCCCAGCAATGGACGGATTATCTGCGCTATATGCAGCATCCCGAGGCCGCCATCAAATCTTATGAGCAGCATGCCAAGGGCCTGAGGAAGGTCTTGCCCGGCATCGAGCATGCAGATGTTTCCAAGGGCATATTCGATATCGCATCCAAATTCGGGACTGGCATGGATGCGGTCGAGGCGAATAAATCGGGCCTGGAAGCTGCAATCCAGTTGCAAAAGGGTTTGGGACCGGGCACGGCAATCGCCGAGGCTACCAACCTGATACGTAAATTCCTGTGGTCCTATGGCGTGGGTAAGAGCAATGAAGAACTACTCCCGATGGTCCAGCGCTTTGCAGCTCAAATTCCAATGGCGATTTCGCAGAGCGGTGCGCAGGGCGCAGATTTGAAGGTCGCCCTGGGCCACCTCGTCGGCATCTATTCTCAACTCGGCAAACCCCAGGAATCGATGATCGCGGATATGGCCACCTTGGCCGGCGCATTGGGAGAGCGCACCGGAGAGTTGCTTCGGGCCGTCATGAGCAAGACCGGCGAAGGTTTTGGCAAGGTCGGTGCGGCATTAGGCCAGGAACGATTCCTGGCGCAGTTGGGTGCAAGAGACGAGCATGATTTGCCCAAAGAATTGCGGGAGATGCTCAAATCATCGCAGGCGGTCACCCAAGCCAGAGCACAGCGGTTCGGCGTTCAGCTAATGGACAAGTCGCCCGCGGAATACATGAAGATGCTGGGCGGCTGGTTCGATGAATTGCAGGCCCTGGCAAAGCGCCGCGGCACAGATGTGAGCAAGATAATCAATGAGGCATTCGGCGAAGGAGGGATGCAGGGCATCCCCATATTGACCAAAGCGTTTCAGTCGGGGGCCAGGCCGGAGCTCGAAAAGATGTTGAAAGGCCTGAATCCTGCGGCTGAATGGGACAAGCTCCTGGAAAGCCAGCAATCCTTCGATGCCCGTTACACGATCTTCAAGCAGAAGGCCGAAGACCTCGGTAGGACCATCAAAAAGCCGTTTCAGGCGATGGCCATGGAGTTCATGAAGCCCTATGGCGAAACGCTGGACCAGATCGAAAGCAAATGGAATCAGAAGACCGACATCATGGAAGCCAATGCTCGGATGGCCGCGCAGGGGATGTGGGAGGGCTTTTCGGCGGCATTCGCGGGCGCGCCCGGTTTGAGCGCTGTTGTTGACCGGCTGATGGCCGCATTCAATTCCGCGGACCCCAGTGCGTTGCGCAGCATAGCCACGGACCTGGGGCAGTTGGCAGGAACGTCATTAGCCAGCCTGACAACGGGCCTTAGCGATATCAAGGCTGTAGTGGCCGATATCATGCCCGGCCTCAAAGACCTGGCCGCAGCCATAAAGAAGATCCATGAGGGCTATACATGGCTGAGGGGCTGGCAGGAGGGCCAGGCGGATCGCATTGATAGGCTCAACGCGGCCAATCCCAATATTGCGCCCGGAAAGGGCGCGCCTGAAGGGAATCTCATCACCCAGGCGGCGCCCGAAGCGTCCGCCGTCTGGAATTGGCTGAATGACTCTATAGGCTCTGTCATATATCGCGGCGGGGCGGGCGTCCCAGCAGGGCCGCAGCCGGTCTTTGTGGAGACGAAGCCGCAGATCAACATCAATTGGAACCCCGCATTCAAGGAATTCATCGTTGACACTGTTCACGAGCAAATTCAGGCGGAGTATGCAGCGGGCCGCGGCGGATTTGGGGAATCCTGGCAATGACCTATCCATTCACTCACGGCATGGTCATTCCGCTGGAAGGCTCCGGTCAAACGGTCGCATTCCAGTGGAACCCCGAACAGATCGACGGGCCGGATGCCAAAGCGGACTGGGAAGCCATCCCGACCGCGGGCGCCAAAATTCCCGGCGTGGAGTACTCGGCCGGAGGCGTGCCGCATATCCAATTCGATATAGCGCTCTCACGGGACAATAGCGATCAGGACGTGGATAGCATGGTCAAATCGCTCCAGCGGCTTACCGACCCAACCGTGAAAGGCCGGGGCAAGGATCGGCCGCCCCGGTTGAAGCTCATCCTCGGCGACCGGCGCTGGACTTGCGTGTTGCTCGAAGCGAACCCGCATTACCACAAGTTTTTCCATCCAATCACGTTGCAGCCGTATTTCGCGAAGATCGGGCTGCTCTTTTGGGTTGTGCAATGAGCCGCGATGCTGTCATCGAAACGGACTTCGTCATTACCGTGGCCGGCAGGGATGTCACGAAGGACACGCTGGAATGGACTGCTGTGGAATCCGAACAGAAGATGTCCAAGGTTGAGGTCACCCTGAGCAATGAAGAGCGCAAGAATGACGGCATCGGGCAGACCGGGGAGATGCTCTCGATACGTTTCGGCGAGGATGGCAGCCTGGATGAGCCGCTCCAATTCCCCATCGTAGAAGATGAGGAGGAGAACCTCGAAAAGGGGCCGCTGAAGATCAAGCTTTGCGGATACGATGAATCTCAAAAACTGGCCGGCGGCAAAAACAAGGGCAATTTCGACAAGGACATGAATGCGCGGCAGATCGCTGACAGCATCTGCAAGCAGCTCGGGATCAAACTGGATGGCAGCGGCGGCGGCCCGAAATTCACGGACCAGCCGTTCGGCGTATACAATGAGAAATGGCATCAGGTGCTCTACCGGCTGAAAAAGCAACTCAAGGTGAAGTCCAAGGGAGGCGGCGCGTCATCAGGCGGCCTTCGGAGCGTGTTCCCGAAGGACAAGGGCGGCAAGCCTGCGCAATTTGCGGGTGAGACTGCGCTGGGCGCCAGCGGGGCCGCGGTCGGCCGGACCTTTCTGCCGCCGAAAGAGGGTTTGGAATTCGACGAGAACTTGGCGTCGAACAATGCAGCAGGCGCGGCCGGTTCTCCGGTAACGGCCGAGCTGGTATTGCGGGGGTTCCCGCGGTTGCGGGCGGGCAAATGCATCACGGTCCTGAATGTGGGCTCAAAATATTCGGGGGAATGGTATGCGGAGGAGATTGAACGCACCGGAGGCGGCAAGAAGGGCTCGCGGACCAAATGCAGCCTGATCCGCGGCGGCCAGGGCAAAGGCGGCGCGGGCGCTGAATCGCCGAACGTCTTCTTTGCGAAGGCATTCGAGAAGCAGCCGACAATCTTCATGGGCCAGCGCGATCTCGACGGTGAATCCCAGGCTACTTTCACCTACGGAATCGGCGAGCGGGTAATCAGTTTCAAACCGAGGACAAAGCCGCAATCTCAGCGGGGAGCGGGCGAGCCAGGCAAGGGCAAGATGGAGGGCATCGACCTTCTGGACGGCGCAAAACCCTACGAAGCCAAAGCGGCCGGGGCTGCCGCGGGCAGCGCTTCGGGCGCGGCCAACGCGGCGGGAGGCACGTAACATGTTCTTCGCTCGCGATTGGGAACCGCCATATGTCCCGACGCCGTTTCTTATGAATCAGTTCCTGTCCTTCCACGACGCTACGGTCAAGGATGTCAAGGACCCGTGGGGCGTTGGCCGCGTCAGGTGCGAATGCCCGGACTTGCTCGGCAAGGGCAAAAAGAACTGGACAGGATGGGTCCAGGTCATTGGCGCGCCCATCGGCGGCGGCGACGAATCCAAGGGCGATCAGGGCGCGTGGCTGCCGCTGCAGCCGCAACAGACTGTTTATCTGGGATTCCTGTCCGGCCATCCGCAGGCCCTCTTCGCCATACCCGGGCCGCCATATCAACAGGGGCAGAAGACGGGGAAAGACCGGAACAAGCAGCTCACGCCGCTGGAAGTGAAAACCGCGGGCAAGAACAATCCGCGGGACGCTACCCGGCTGCGCATCCTGAAGTCTGAGGCGGGCCATACCCTTTTGTTCGACGATCGGGGGCAGAGGGAAAAGCTCGCGCTCATTGATAGCCTGGGAGCGGGCCTGTTCATGTCCGGGCCGGGCAAGGATGAGGATGAGCAGGAGAGCGAGGGAGAGGAATCGAAGCCGCGGAAAGGGAAGCGCCGAGGGACCAAAATGGTCGCGACGGGCACATCCGAAAGCGTCAAGGACGCCACCAAGGACGGCCATTACTACATGGGCCTGATGGATGCGAACGGCGGGGGCATCTGGCATTACGCAGGCGATGGCAAAGGCATCCTGGCCATATTCGCGGCCACGGAGAATGGGAAGATCGGCCCGTCAATACTGTTCGATGCGGAGAAGAAAAACACGTTCATCTCCTCCGGTCCGGTGCAGTTGGTCCTTGCCGGAGAAAAAGGCTGGGTGACCAGCACGCACATGCTCCTCAAGGCGAGCAAACGAGCCGATGTGGAGACCTGCATCGAGGGACTGGCAAGAGGCGTGAAAAATGCCTTCTCGGAATTCAACGGTGATGACGGGCAAGATACCGGGGCTACGGCCCCGGAATCGCCCGATCCTGCCGGTGGGGGATCGGGCAGTGGAGATTCAGGAGGCAGTGGGGATACCGGAGGCGGCGACAACGGCGGGGCAGTGTTGGTTTGATGTAGCGTGCCGGCATCTTGCCGGTCGCCCTGGGGCGCACGCCATGCGCCCCTACTACCGGCGGGACGCCGGCGCTACGAATACAATCCTGATCCGTAGGCATTTGTAGGGGCGCATGGCGTGCGCCCCAGGGAAATCTGCGGTTAGAGGCTGTTTCATGATCAGAACCGCTCCATTCTATGGCAAGGGCATTGGATTTCCCTTTCGGGTGAATCCTGCGACGGGCGGGGTAGTCGTTACGGAAGGCCGTGCCGACAACGCGGAGATTGCCGTTGAGTATGTGACGGAATCGTTCACCAGTCGGGAGAAGCTCCCGGCTCGGGACAACCATATCAGCGAGGCCATTTTCAATATCATTATCACCCGGCCCGGGGAGCATGACACTCTGCCGGAATACGGATCGCGGACCGAGACCGTTATCAACGATCCGAATAACCGGATGACCGAAGAGGAATTCGAGACGTGGTTAGAGGTGGCGACGCAGCGGTGGGAAAGGCGGGCTCGGATTCCGGTTCCCGAGGGCGTGGATTGGCATCCTACCGGCGAGGGCATAGATCAGGGCATTCTGCCATGCGTGCTGAATCCGGAGATTATCCGAACCCAGGTCCCGGGCAACCTGGTCAGTCCGTTCGTGACGCCCAGGCAGGCGAGAGCGGCTGAATATCCGCTCGGAGAAATAGACGCGGAAGGGCATGACTGGTGCTCACGGTATCATGGGCGCCCGGCCTATCAGGTTGGAAATGAACGATATATCAGGCCCAGGCGGACCAAACGCATTCCGCCACGGCCGGATGATATGTTCGAGGAGGTCAGGCATTTCGATACCTGGCTCCTCATCTCATGGCGGATGTATGGCGATATCAAGTTCTGGTGGGTGATCTCGGATTGTTATAGCCAGGACGCTGCGGAACGCGGGGAACCGTCGAGCGCGGACGATGCGGCCTTGGACCCGCGCCCCGGCACGTTGCTCAGGATGCCCTCCCGGACCCGTGTCCTGATGGAGCTGGCCGCATGACGGGAAGAATAACCGCAGATTGCGCCGATTACGCAGATTGTGGAATGCCGGGGGAAACTTCTTGCAAGAAGCTTTCCCCCGGCGCCCCTTTCAAGAACTCCTATGGCTTTGTAGCGCCGGCGTCTCGCCGGTGATTCGGCCCTGGGGGAGCTGACCAAGCATGCGGAAGTCATTTTCAAACCGAAAATGACTTCCGCACCCCGGCAACAAAGGCAACGAAGAAAATGCAATCGTGCTACGAATCACCTCCTCGAGTATCCAGCGCCAGCCGGATCCGGGTAGCCTCCAGGATGAATCGTGGCACTATTCTGGAAAATCGGGAAAATCGTATGCGGATCGTGCTACGGACAAGAAACGCAATGAAGGTAGGGGCGACCAGCGGTCGCCCTGGGCAAGGCATGCCTCGCCCCTACCTCGCGTAAAGGCAACGAAGACCATGAAGACCGAACATTATATGGGAGTTTTTGCCGGAGGGTGCGGGAACCGGCTTTTTGCAAAAAGCGGGTCCCCGCATGCTTTCCCAGCGCCCTCTGGGTTTGGAATCTGCGTTAAGGACTTGTAAATCTCATGACTGAACCGGCATTGAATTTTACCGGACGCGACTATTCGGCGGAGCTGGAGCGGCTCGATGCGCTCGGGCTACAGGACGTTCCCGAGCTGACCGACCTGAACCATTCGGATGCGGGCAAGGCCCTGAAGAGGCTCCAGGCGCGGCAGACGGATCTATTGAATGCGAACGTAGACCGTGCAGCGGAATCGTGCCTGGTGCCGTATTTCAGGTTCAAGCAGGACGGCATTGATATCGGCCGGACCGTGGATTATCTGCCCACATTGGCATCCGCGGCATCGACCAGGTTGAGGATCGACCGGAAAGCGGGTGTTGTAGGAGCAATCAGCATCCCGAAATATTCGGCGATGGGGAGAGCGGATGGGGTTGAATATCTCACCGCAGCGGCCGCAGCGATCGCAGAGGCTGAGAATTCCATTGAAGTCAACGCGATCCAGGGGGTGGTTGTCGAGGCTGAAATCGAGCCCTCGGACTGGATTGACGATCATGATTGGACCGGCCATCTGAGGTTTGCGCTGCCGAGAGGCCTGGCAGCCGGGACAGTAGAATTGTGGCAGGGAGGCGCCGGAGCGGAAATCTATTGGAGTGAGGTCGATTCGTTCTGGCGGTCCAGGCCCACGGATAGGCATTTCCTGCTCGAATTGAATGGCGAAGACGATTCTGTCTGGTTGGTGCTGGGGGATGGAACAGCAGGCAGCCTGCCCCCATCCTCCGAGGATCTCCATATCAGATTTGTGGTTTGTGCGGAGGCCCTGGGCAACTGCGGTTCGGGCGTCATCTATCTGGTCCCGGACGGACTGTCCGATTCAGTGACGGCTGCCAATATCGAGTCCGCAACGGGAGGAGCTCCGGCCGAGTCAACGGAATCCATCCGCCGGTCAATCCCGGCTGTGACCAATGCTCAGCGTCGCATGGTTACGGTGAAGCGGGTCGATGGATGGCCGTCGGACTATGAGGCCCTGCTCGAACATCTCCCCGGCGTGCTGCACGTCCAATCGCTCGACCGGAACGACTCATTGGAGTGGCCGCACATGTACGTAGTGCTTTATGTGGTCCCGGAAGGCGGCGGCCCCATGTCATCGCTGCTCAAGGAACAGATCTGGGCATATTGCGGCGAGAGGGGGCATCTGGGTCCGTGGAAAGAGCGTTACATCTTGAAAGACGCGGTTGAGATCCCGGTGAATGTGAGCGTGCGCATCGGGGTCCTTCAGGGATATTCGAGTGACTCTGTGCGGACGGCTGTGATCGCGGCGCTGAATAGCATATTTGCGCCAGAGGACCGGACAATCGGCGGGTCAATAACATTCACCGAGCTGCATGCCGCGGCGTCGGCCGTGGCCGGCGTTTCGTGGGTCGAATTCGATGCGCCAATGACCGGTGTGACCATCGCTAATGGCCAAATACCGGCCGCGGGCGCGATTACCGTGACGATAACATAGGGAAGAGAATCGGGGGCGCCCCTTTTGCAAAAGGGTCTTCCCCCAAACCCCCTCCCTAAAACTCTATTGCGGGGCCTGACGGCCCTGGGAAAGCATCCTCAGATCATTTTCGTGACTCCACGAAAATGGTCTGAGGACCGCTCGCAGAAAGGCAACGAAAGGCATTTGTAGGGGCGCATGGCGTGCGCCCCGAGGCGACCGCCGGTCGCGCCGTACAGCAATCTGTGAAATCTGCGTGAATCTGCGGATAAGGATTGTATTCGATGGCTGAACGCGTGCGCATGTTCAAAAGGCTTCCGGAAATTTGGAAGCGCCTGGATCGCGACGATACCCGTGAGGACGGGAAGGGTGTGCTCGAACGGTCCCTCGGGGTGCTCGATACGTCGTTTGACCTGGCGCAGGAGAATGCCGCGGCGATCAAGGACCTGCGGAGCGTGGATCATGTCCCGGACCGGTTCCTGAAGCACCAGGCGCCGCTGGTTGGGCGTCAATGGCGAGGCGATATGGTCCACTCGTGGAACCGGCGGCGGCAGAAACACGCCATCCCCCGGCACTCGTACAAGGGCACTTTGGCGAGAGTCGGGGACGCTGTTGCGGACAATGGCGGCGGGGACTGGTCGGTAATCGACCAAGCTTCAAAGCTGTTCGTGTTGGGCAAACAGGCCAACCTGGGTTCAGGCGCGTGCCGGTTTGTTGCGCCGGATTATTACCATGATGGCGCGTTCATTCTGTGCGTGACCGATGCGGTGGACCTGGCCGGACTGAGGGCGGACCTCGCGGAAACGCTCGCGGGCGGTGAACGCTGGTATCTGAGGATCACTGAGTCTGATGTTGCAATCACCGAATCGGTCATTACCGAACGGGACGCGGGCGTTGAAATCAATACCAATACCCGCGAGGGCACGCTCGGTTATGGTCGCCTGGGAATTGATCTCTGGTTGGGCGGCGAATCGGCCCAACCGGAAGCGGAACACGTCCGTGAGGGAGACACAGCATCAAGCAACGCCTATCTGACGACGGATTCGCCGTTGTCCATAATGACTCCGGGGCTCACCACGGTCATGGGGACGCCGGAAAATCCATTGCCCGAAGAAATAGCAGCCATCCAACCGGAAGAGGATGTGCTGCGCACATAGGAGCTTTGAATGAGTGCAACACCATATTGTATGCGGGCTGGCGTAGCGCAGACCGTCAAGGCGGCCTTCAGCATCTGGGGGGCAATCGGTCGGACCACCCCATGGGATAATGAGGAGAGCCCGCCGACCGATCCACTAGGCGCGACGGACATCGAAGAGGCTATCGTGTTCGTCAAGCCGCAGATTGTATCGCTGGCCAAGACGGTGACCGAAAACGAGGACGTAATAGTTGAGGGCCAGAAATACGCGTTTGTAGCGGATGAGGATGCAATCGCGGAGTCCGCCCGGTTCATCTACATCTATTTCCTGCTCCAACATTTGGAAGGGATGCCCACTGGCAATTTCCGCCAGAAGGGTTTTTTTGTGAATCTCGTCCCCGCTCCCGGACACGAAAACGATCAATGGCTGGCGCCTGCCAACGTGAGCGATAGGGGCCTGCTCGGCAGGATTTCAAACACGGTGATGCGATCGTTCGGACCTGGCGAGGAGCGGGATATCGAGTTTATTTGGAAATTTGAATAATGAGAGAATGCCATCCACAGATTGCGCAGATTAGGCAGAGACTCTTTCGGGGCCGAATCACCGGCAAGATGCCGGCGCTACGAAACAAATTGTAGCGTGCCGGCGTCCCGCCGGTCGCACCGTACAGTAATCTGCGGATAGCATTCTAGGAGGAGCCCCATGGGCGACAGTATAGTCCTGAAGAAATTCCACGATTACCAGGTTCGCGCTTTCGACAACCTGGATGAGCCGATCCTTGCCGCGCCGGAAGTGCTCGGTGTCCCGGGCGCGCAGACGTGTGAGTATTGCGCGACATTCCGCAGCCTGGTGGGAGAGACAACTCCGGGCGAGGCGGTGAGTCTATCCAATGCGCCGAATACTCTGAGCGGCGTGAATTTCGTGCGGCTGAGGGCCACGAATGTGCCTGCCGCCGCGGGGTATGTCCGGTTCTTCAAGAAGGATGCGGGGGTTCAAAAACTGTTGGGTGAAGTCGCTGCATCCCTCGCGGTGATAGACGACACGGGCCAGGCCGTGCAGAACATCCAGCCGCCCGGGAGCGATACCTCAGGGCGCCCGAACTGGTGGATGCTATTGGGGAACCTGGGACGGGACTTCCAGCGCCACGAATTGATGGATTTGCAGAGCGTTTTTCATCGCATGATCCGGGGCCTGGGAGACACGCTCCATAAGGACGGGGACCAGATTTACGGGCTCAAGGAGCGGCTGGTCAGTGAGAATGTCTGGGAATTCACCGAGGGCAAGATTTATCTTGAGGGCATTTATCTGCCCATTCCGAGCGGCCAGGTCACGCTCACGGGTTCGGGCACGGAGGTTGTCGGCATTGTGGTCACGCCCGAGGCCCTGACCCATACTGACGACACGTATATGAGGAACCTGGACGAGGGGGTGGACCGGGAGTATTGCCAGCCGGGCACGGACAAACTGGTGTTTTCCGTGAATTGGACGGTGGACGATCCGAATCAGATCAAAATCAGGGAGTTCATCGACGGGCAGCCGAAACTTGAGGTCCTGGCGCCTGAACGGACGATGCTCGACAGGACGCTTGCACGGCGGACATTTGCCGTGAGCGGCTCGTTCGTGGTGGACCCGTTCCCCCTCGAAGTCGCGGCGCATCCGACGGATGCTGCGAAGCTGCGGCTCCTGGCGAAGTGCGGGGAGGCTTATCCGAACGGTTTTGAGGTGCGGACCAAGGCTGCGCAGCCTATGGATTTGGCCAGGGCGAGGGAAACGCTGTTCGTGAATGAAAGCGCGAGCGATCCATTTTCGATCCCGGGCGGGAGCGTCATCACAAGCGAAGAGGAGAATTTCGACGTTGACGGGCTGAATATCAAGCTCACGATCGGGTCGGGTAATAGTCACACCGTGGCGTTAACAGGGAACGGACAGACGGCTGCTCAGGTCGGTTCGCAGATCGCCAGCTCGATAAATGCATACCCGACGAGTGGGACGCTTGTAATCTGCACCGCGGCTGGCGGGCATCTCCAGATAAAGGCCGCGGACGGGAAGAGCCTCGCCGTGCAGGCGGTTGCGAGCGACTGTTACACCGAGCTGGGCATTTCAACAGGGACCTACGAGCCGGTGGGCACGCGGCTCTATCGTATCAACGACATGTTTGTGAAGAACGTCACGGACATCAGCTATCGGGTCGATATTGTTGAAGCTGTGACACACAACGGAGCGACGCATATTGACGAACTGGGCCACACGAATGTGCTCACGATTATCGGCGCATCGAATACGGCCGCGGATGCGCACGATCATAAATGGGATTACCAGAATGGCGTGGATTTTGTGCGGGATGGCAACACTATCTCCTTCGCGGGCATGGGAGGCGCGGAACCTAACAGCGGCGCGACGTATTATGTGGCCTACGCGTACAACCGGCTCGCGGTGAAAGGTTCGCGGTCCCTGATCCGGGTCGTTGATGCGCAGGTAGTGAAGGGCGCGGAGGACGGCCAGGACGATCTGGTTTTTACGGGCGCAACTGCCATAACCCGCGTGATCAACGGCGAGGCGGTTGGAGGGTTGAGCGGAGCGGTTATTGACGCGGTGCGTATCCTGCGTGTGAATGATTCTCCGGGGCAGAGCCAGAGCGAATATAATCTGTATAGCCTGGTGAAGAATTCCACGGGCCTGGCTCACGGGACATCCAAGATAGATTGGTCGGCCGCGGGCGAACAGGGCGGCGGAGCAACCGGCCAGCCCATCACTGCCGCGACATACTATGTGAGCCTGGAATGTTGGTATCACGAGGTTGAGGGCGACTTGGTGGTTGCGGATTCCTATGATCTCTATGCCGAAATCGAGTCATTCTCCACGCTCAATCTGCGGGACTGTCTGGATTTCCGCACCGTGGCAGGTGTGTGGCCGACGCCTGAGGAGGACCCAAATTTCGATTATGAATATTACCTCGGCCGCATAGACAAATTGGTCCTGTCAGACCAGGGCAATTTCAGCCTGATAACAGGCGCGGCGGCCAAAAATCCGCCGATCCCGCCCGATCAGACGGGCTTGCTCTCGATCGCTATCGTCCAGGTCCCTCCGTATACGTACAACGTGTCGGACGTCAGTGTTGTCCAGCTCAAGCGCCGGCGGCTCACGCAGGAAGACCTCCAGGAACTCAAGGCCAGGATGGAACGCGTCGAGTATTGGAGCGTCGTGAACAACCTGGAAAAGGAGGTTGCGGCCCTGCCCGTGGCTGTTGATTTCAAGGGCCTGTTCACTGATGCGCTCACCGGGTTCGGGCGTATGGACATGGCATTCAATAAGAATGGGATCAGGCATACCGCGGCCCTGGACCGCCAGACGCGGACGCTGATGCTGCCTGCCACGCGGGAGGGCGCGCTCCTAAGCGTGGACTTGGCTAGTTCGACCAATGTGCGGAGGGTGGGGAACAGCATTTTGCTCGATTACCAGCCCGAGGTGTTCGATCAGCAGCTCGCAGCCTCGATAAGGATCAACTGCGCTCCGGACTATGTGATCGAGGACTACTACGGCACCATGACGCTCAGCCCGTCCGTGCAAGTTTTTATGGACGAAAACCAGGCCCCGGACCTGAATAGCGATTTTGACGACAATTTGAGCAGCGCAATAGATAACCTCGGCGCGCAGATATCCTCCGTCCTTTGGGGGGATTGGTTCAATACGGGGCAAACACGGGTTGATAATTGGAGGGAAGCTTATCCAGGCCAGAACATCGGCATGATGGTCGGCGACATCATGGCCCTGCAGCAACGCTCGGGCGTGCAAACGACGCTAATCCCGGGGTCCACCACGGTTGACGTAGGCGATAGGGTGGTCGATCTGTCCCTCGCGCCGATGCTCCGCACGAAAAACCCGGACGGCAGCGATTTTGAGGTCCATGTGCGAGTTGACGGCCTGGTCCCGAATTCGGACCATGTGATTGCAATCGCAGGAAAGGTCGCGGATTTCGTCTACGACTCAGGAGCGGAGAACCCTAAAGGCGCGGCCGGGACGCATACCTATGAGGGGAAGACCACGGTCGCCACGGACAATTCCGGGCGGCTGACAGGCAAGTTCGTGATGCCCGAAGGGGTGACGAATGGCGAGGCCCCGGTGAACGTTTTCCACTACAGCCAGCCGACGCATTCCAGAGCGCTGGCCTCCTTCCTCGGCGCGGGAATGGTTCGGACAACGCAGAGCACCAGCATCGGCATTCCGACATTCACCACACGCACTGAAACGGTGACTCAGACGCAGGCGGTGGATACCGGCGAACATGCTCAGCTCGATCCGATCGCTGAGACTTTTTTGATCCCAGCAGAGGGAGCGACTTACCTCTCAGCCGTGGGTCTGTTTTTCGCTGCCAAATCGGCCACTCAGCCCTTCACGATCCAGATCAGGACTGTAGTGAACGGCTATCCCAGCCAGCAAGTCCTGGCCTCATGCACGCTGGAGCCTGCTGACATTTCGGTTTCGGCTGATGGCAGTGTTGAGACGGTTTTCACATTCGAGCATGTGCTCGGGTATCAGCCGGGAAATGAATTCTGCTTTGTGCCCATGCCCGGCGGCAATAGCACCGATTTCGAGGTCTGGGCCGCGGAACTGGGCGCAATCGACGCGGCTACCGGCGAGATTATCGGCCCGCCGATGGCTGACGGTGTGGCCTTCCACAGCCCGAACGGCCGAACGTGGGACCCATGGACGCGGCGGGACCTGAAATACAAGCTCTACAAGTCGAATTTTGAAAACAACTGCCAGATCGTGTTCCATGCGATCTCGGGAGTGAGCGCGAGCCGCATAGCCATAGCTGTCACCGAATTTATCGGCCCTGGAACAACCGTGATTTGGAGCTATGCACTTGCAGGGTCCAGCGACTGGATTCCCTTCCGGCCGGGTATAGACGTGGTCCTGGAGCAGATCGTAACTGAGGTCCAATTGCGCATCGACGTGACGAGTCTGGGCGGTTCGTACCAGATCCTCGAACAGATCGCGGGCATCCTGTTCCTGCTCCACGAAACGTCTGGATACGCGGTATGGAACGATCAGCTATTCACAGATCCGCTCGCATATCCGAACAAAGTCGCGTGCTACGTAAAGCTCGATACGGACGGGACAAACGGCAATGGCGTGCGGTCCATTACTCCGAAATATTCGGTAGACGATGGCGAGCACCTGGTGGATATGCTCCCCACGCCGGGATATATACCCATCGGAGCTGAAGAGAATTTCTATATCCACGAGTTTCAGACCCCGGAGGAGGCGACAATCACGGGCGCATCCAACACGACGCCAATTGTGCTGACCAGCGAAAACCACGGCCATCAGGAGAACGAAGTGGCCGTGATCGCGGACGTGGGCGGCAATACCAATGCAAACGGAACGTGGAGGCTCGTGGATGTTACAGCGGATACGGTCACGCTGGTCGATCCAGACACCGGGGCGGACAGCGTGGGCAATGGAGAATACACAGATGGAGGGACCATGAATGTGGCTGAATTTAGCCAGATGCGCCCCTTCACCTATCTGGAGACGACCAACCAGGCCCGCACTCCGAAGGTCCGCGACGTGGGCTTCGTGTGCAGCCGAGTGTAATGGCGAGGCGAGCCATGGGAAGAAAAGCGGGGGAGCCCTTTTTGCAAAAAGGTCTTCCCCCGGACCCCCTCCCAAAAACTCTTGAGTATTTGTAGCGCCGGCATCTTGCCGGTGATTCAGCGCAGCAAACCCGAGGGGCGCTGGGAAAGCATGCCGGATCATCTTCGTGAGGTCACGAAGATGATCCGGCACCCCTCCACCACAAGGTAGGGGCGGTTCGCGAACTTCCCCTACATCCGCCCCTCTCCCTCCGGGAGAGGGTTAGGGTGAGGGCAAAAATGAATCCATATGACAATCCGCCGCAAGGCATGAAGGCCGGCAAAAAAAGGGGCTGGCGAGTCCCCGCGCCGAGCCCGCAGAGCCGCAAGGTTGAGGCCATTGCAGCCGAGAATCAGGAACTGAAGACGATGCTGGCCGCGCTCCATGAGCGTCTGGCGGCAATAGAGGCAGCGCAACCTGCCGAGCCGCTGAAAAGAAAAGGCAAAGCGAAATGACAGGCTGGAAAGCCTGTCCCACAGGGATACAGAATCATGCCATATACTCCCGATCCAATCAGTCTTGACCCTCAGAACCCGGACCTGAATCCTGCCGCGTGGGACAAGGTCAATGATAATCTTGCCGCGATCGCTGAGGAGACCGACGCGCTGGGCGGTCGAGCCGATGCGCTCGAGGATTTTGTTGGTTCCGCGGACCAAGCCGGCGGGCCGTTGCTATTGGACCAGAACGTTCAGGTCCCTATGAATAAACTCCCGCCCGCAGCGCTCGGGGATACCTTCAGCGTGGCTTCTGAGGTTGAAATGCTGGCCCTGACGGCTCAGAAGCGGGACATGGCGTTGAGGTCCGATGTCACCAAGGCCTATGTCCTGACTGGCGACGATCCCAGTATCCTGGGCAACTGGACGGAATGGCCGTATCCCGCGACCGCGACGCCGGATGCCACCGCCGACGTCAAAGGTAAGCTCAAGTTGGCGGGCAATTTTAGCGGCACAGCGGACGAGCCTCTTGTGGTCGGGGTGAAGGAATCTGGTGGGCAATCGCTATCAATGGGCGCCATAGACGACGGTGAATTGTTGGGACGCTCCGGGACCACAGTGGTGGGGGTAGCTCCTGTGCCGGACGCTACCGCCGAGGTCAAAGGCAGGGTTCAACTCGCGGGGCAATTAGGCGGCAATGCGGCCTCTCCTACCGTCGTGGCGTTGACTGGGACCGATGGAGCGAGAACCATCGGCAATCTTGAGGATGGGAAATACTGCAAGATCGATGGAACGGTGTTGAAGGCGGTGGATGTGCCGGGAGGGTCAACCCTGCCCGCGGGCATGATAATGGATTACGGCGGCGATTCAGCACCCGACGGCTGGCTCGCGTGCGATGGTTCCGCAGTGAGCCGTGAGACCTATGCAGCTCTGTTCACAGCCATAGGGACGACATGGGGTATAGGCGACGGCTCAACAACGTTCAATCTGCCGGACCTTCGCCGCCGGAGCGCGGTCGGTTCAGGCGGGACCGGCACGGCTCAACTTGGCAATGCAGTGGGAAATACCGGAGGCGCTGAGACGGTCACTCTGACGGTGGATCAGATGCCGAGCCACAATCACGGCGGCAGCACCGGCACAAGCACCCCTTCAGCGACCGGCGCTTATACGCCGTCTGCGGGCAGCAACGCTCCGAATGTGACGGGCACTCACTCGCATACAATCTCCGCGCAGGGCGGCGGGGAGGCGCATAATAACTATCATCCTGCGGCGGTTGTGCTGAAGATTATCAAGACGTAGCTGCCCTCACCCCATCCCTCTCCCGGGGGGCGAGGGGAAAGAGGAAGAGCAGGGAGACCCTCACCCAACCCTCTCCCAGAGGGAGAGGGCAAACTCGGTTCTCTCTCCCTGGGGAGAGAGGGATTACATCTTTCACCCTCTCCCCTTGGGAGAGGGGTTACATCTTTCACCCTCGCCCTTTGGGAGAGGGCGGGGTGAGGGAAGGTATTTTCCGCATGTCGTCTAAATTCTGGCCTGCGGTCGATATTTCGCTTGACGGCGACGGTCTGGAGCAGCTTGCGCAGCGGTTCAACCTCATGCTCTATGTGCAGCCTCAGCAGCCGCCGCTGGATTCGCCTGACGATCTGCCCGCTATTCCCTCGCCCCTCGCGGGAGAGGGCCAGGGTGAGGGGGGGGATTGGCCGCCGTCAAACACTGCGGCCACGGCCTCCATGCCCTATTTTTGCGACGGCAATTACGGGGATGAATTGTATCGCGTGAGCCCCGAAGGGAATGTCTACGGGCATGTTCGCCGGTTCCGCAGATGGGAGCATGATTACTGGTGGGACGGGACGCAGTGGATCGGGATTGGAATTGCCGGGGCTGCGCTCACCTATTCGGAACTGCCCACTGGCCCGAGGCCCTTTGGTGAGATTTGGAACGTCCGGTTCTATGACGCGACCGCGAATCAATATTACTGGAGGCTCTATTATTGGGATTCCTCGGTGGAGGAATTCAAACCGCTGCATCGCTATTGGAACGTGGACAACAAATCAGACCTGCCCAATCCAGGCCGCTCGATGGGCGAGCTGCACGCGGTCGTGGAAACAAATGTCCTGCTGTTCTGGAATGGCTACCAATGGCTACGCGAGAAGCATTCCAGGCTGGAGGATGATGAGCCTGAACGGCATTTGCCGCCTGGTTTTTTGCAGATGGTCAGTCCGGACGCGCGTGTGGTCTGGATCAGCCCGACCGAAATCAGCCTCGAAGCCATTCCGGGCGGTTCGGGGCTGATCTGGGTCAATGGCGAATTCGTGAAAGCGGAGCGCAGCGCAGCGGTGACCAACAAACAGCCGACCCTTGAAATTGGTAGCGCCGGCATCTTGCCGGTGATTTTGCAGCCTGAAACGGAATATTGGATCTACGTGGCCAATTCCAGGGATGCCGCCTTCAGCGTCCATTTCCCTCTCCCTCCGGGAGAGGGTCAGGGTGAGGGGGGCTCATGGGATTTTAGAGGCAGGCTCTTTCTCTCCACCACTCCCGAGACTGATGGCTACCTGTCAACAATCGGCCCTGGCCGCAATGCGAGGCTTGTGGGCAAGGTCGAGACTGATGACACGCCCACAGAGCAAGGCGGTCCGTTCTTTCTCCGTGAAGTGGACATTTCCTTGATATCCAGGACCACGAATTTCCCGGAGACATTGAGGGATTTCAGCGATTACCAGGTCCAGTTCGTGGACGGCGACACTTTGCGGTTCGCGCTGCTCGACGGGGCTTATGGGCAGATCTACGTCGCGGGTAACCTGCACTATCTGGGCGTGGAGTATGACATCACGACCAACGATCCGTGGGTCTCATGGAACGACGAGGCGCCGGGCAAGATCCAACGCGAGACGGGCGCGCTTTCGCCAAATATGCAGCATTATATCTACATTTCCGGCGATGTGGATGAGTTCAATTTCAATGCGGTAAATCCCGCGACGAATCGGCCGTGGACCTCGAAGGACATCGCCGCGGAAGGCAATTACGACGCTTCGCTGGATATGCGCCTAAAGCCGTTCCTGAGCCCGAAGGCGCCGGATCATGGCAGGCTCGATGAACAGTGGCCGGGCTATGTGACGCGGCATATCGGGCAAATCATGACCGACAGCGCGGGCATGTTCCGACCCAGCGCGGACGTGACAGCAATCAGGCAACCCGTGATCAGCCCAAGTTATTATTCAGGGTTGGCTGACATCCGATTTGTCAATGTGGATGATTTCTCGTTCAAGGTTGCCAAGCGGACGGGCACGGACGGTCTGGTCAATGTGGCCGGTTTGACCGTGCAGACGTATGATCAGGACGACGCCAGGGTCCACGTTTGCGCGACTACGGATATTGTCCAGGAATATGACGAAAATAGCCCTGATGCGCCTCTACAGCCGCTAAATGCGATCGAAGATTATCCCGACCAAGACCTCTATCTGTATCTGGCGAACAATAGGTCATTCTGGGGTGATTTCGCAGGCGCGCTCTTTTGCTGCCTCACGGCGCCCGTGAATGGATATCTGTCGGGCAACTGGCCGGGAAACAATGCGAGATGGCTGGCTCGCATCCGGCCCACAGCGCAGAGCCACTTTTCGGGAAACTTCATCAAAGAAATTGCGCCGCTCTCGCAGCTCAAGATTGACGATTCCGCGACGACATTCAACGATACCTGGAGCAGCGCGAAGATTCAGACATCGCTTTCCGCGAACATGCTTTATGAGCAGCAAAAAACCGCGGGCATCCTAGTGCGACTGGAACGGGTGAACAGCAACACCATCAAGCTCGTGCCGCTTACCGATCCATGCACGATCGTATTTCCGGATCTCTCGATGCGGCTGATTCCGCAAGAGGGGATCACGTTGCAGGTTTCCGGGTCTGTGGGGACGTTCTATTATGTCTATATTGGATACGACACATTTTTTTTGTCAACACAGGCGCCAGACACTAACTATTCGAAGCTGAACCTGCTTTCGCCGGACAAGGTCCTTGTAGGCTCGCTATGCTTCACATCCTTGAATTCCATGGCCTATGACCATAATGTCTGTAGCCGATACAATGAGCCAACCCGAACGTGGACCGCTCAGGTAACAGCGGACTACACGGAACTGGTCATTCCTGGATTGATCTATGGGAGAGGCACGAGCTTGGTGTTCACATCGGTGGGCGGGAGCGTATACAGGCTGCACGGCGAGCTGATCTACAACGGAAACATAGTCGGGACATGCCTTTCAGATATCGGCGCGCCTGGATATTGCATCGCCTATTACTATGTCGGCCAGAATCAGCAGACGTTGAGTGCATGGCGAGATCTGGCCGTTGCGCCTGCCTCATTGAGCCAAGGGAATATCTATGGGACATTTTCATACCAATTCACGCCGCACTGCACGGCAACCGGGAACCCAGCCGTCACAACGTGCAATGCATATATGCAATACATCAACGCCAGCATATACGTGCAGCGTGTCGCGTCGGGATAGAAAGGGGAAACACAATGCCGCGGCCGATTATAGACTATGAAAAAGTGCCATCCAATCTACTCAGTATGCTCGTGAATATTGCAGCTATGGAGCAGCAAGTCTCGATGCTGGGGTTGTCAGGCTCGTCACGGCTGATCGCAGAGCTGGAGCTGTATCGCCAGGCCGTGGCGCTGGAGATCGAGAAACAGGGTGGAAGCGACTGAGGATGTAGCATGGGAGAGAAGGGAACCAACCGCAGATGACGCAGATGAAACAGCCGATTGGTAGGGGCGCATGGCATGCGCCCGGAATCTGCGGATTGTCTTCGTAGCCGGTGATTGATTGAGGAGCAGTTTAGGCTGTTGATGCAGCCAAAACCGACCGAAAAAACACTTCGGCCCTGCAAGATGCAGACTCCTCAAATATCGCGCACTGACCGTAAAGCGGCTCTGAGAGCGCGCGACATGAGGACATTGTATCACAAGGACATTGTGATGGGCGAAGTTAGATGCAAGACTTGCGGTAAGAAGCTGTTTGAAGCTTCGATAAGCATTTCGGCTGAATGTAAGTGCGGCCGATGCAAGACTATAAATCGGCTTGAGATCAATCCTGAACGCCTTCGAGCGTCATCGACGCAAGGAGGCGAATCATGTTACAGAGTCCAATCGGATGGGTCGGCGGAAAGAGGCTGCTGAGGCCGAAAATCCTGAAGCTGTTTCCTGAGCATACGACGTATATCGAGGTCTTCTGCGGCGCTGCATGGGTGCTGTTCGGTAAAGAGGCGAGCGTGTCCAAGGCAGAGGTCCTGAATGACAGGCATGGCGATCTGACGAACTTCTTCCGATGTGTGCGAGAAAAGCCGCTTGAACTGCTCGAAAAGCTGCGGTTCAGGCTGGCGAGCCAGGAAGATTTCAGGAGAGACAAGCAAGGGCTTGTGGGACAGGCGTTCCAGCCTGTCATACTTACTGAGGTGCAGCGGGCTGCCAGGTTCTTCTGGCTGCTCAGACAGGCTTTCGGAGACAGAACGGTCAAGCCGAGCTTCGGCTATCGACTGAGCGATAGAGCACCGATTCTGAGCGACTACATTAAGGACATTATAGAGAGGGCGCATGAACGTCTTGCAGCGACGCTGAAACACTTGAAAGGGAAGTTCCTTCTGAGCTATAATGATCATGCTGAAATCAGGAAACTCTACAAATGGGCGGAGATCGAGCAGGTCACGACGCGGTACTCACTGGCGCGTAAAGTTGAAGCACGCAAGCGTGTCAATGAGCTGCTGATTCGCAACTATGCTTGAGCGCGAATGGCTGGAAGCCTGATGCAAAGCACTCTAATATGGATTATAGTGGGTCAGTTTGCGAAATTGCGCAATTTTGAGATTTGAGGGCTAAATATGACTCGTTTGAGGACAACGCGACACGGGACGAATGGTGCATGAATTCACACGGCTGAAAACGCCTATTCTGTCCGGTTCTGTGCCGCAGTTTGTCCGGTTCTGTGCCGCGGACTATACTGACCTAGCAAGAATGAACGAAGCGGAAGAATCAATAAAGATGTTCCTTGCCTCAGCCGGCACTGGGTTTATAGCTCAGAAT